TACCGGAACAAGGTAGAAACCGAGTTGCTGCATCGCGAGCATATCCCAGCATCGCAGGCGAAGACGATCGACTTCGTTGCCACGGAATATGTTCGGCACATCGATCAGGCCGCGAAGCGCGGCGCGATGCGGGCATCGTCCGTCGCCCAATATTCGCAGCGTATCGATAGCCTGCTGCGCCCGCGCATCGGGAACATCATCGTCACCGAACTGGAGGTCCATCAGATTGAAACATGGATCGGCCAGCTGCGCCTTGACGGCTATGCCCCGAAAACCGTCACCAATTGCATCAGTCTGCTCAAGATGATTATGGATTTCGCGATCCGGTATAAATGGGCGCGGATCAATCCTACCGCATCGATTTCCCCGATCGTGAGAATCGCTCGAACGGAACCCATCCGGCAATTTCGTTTGGACGACGTGCGGGCGCTGCTCGCCGCGGCCGGGCAGCGCTACCACAAGGCCAAACGCCGCCCCACGGCCACGCTGCAATGTTTCGTGTCGCTGGCGGGATTCCTGGGCCTGCGATGGGGCGAGATTGCCGGGCTGCAATCGAAGAACCTCGACCTCGACGCAGGCATTCTCCGCGTGCGCACGTCGCTGAGCCGCGTCGATCGCACGAAGCTGGTCGATCCGAAAACGAAGGCGGGCCGGCGCGATATCCGGCTGCCTACCTCCATGCTGGCGCTGCTTCGCGCCTATGTTGCCGACTTCCCGCCGGAAGGACCGGACAGCCTGGTGTTCCAGACGTGCCACAACCTCCCGATCGGATATGGTGCTTGGTGGACGAAGAGCTGGTCGGCGCTGCTCGAACGGGCGGGATTGAAGGACGGGCAGTCCTTCCGCTTCCACGCCCTGCGACATTTCGCTGCGAGCTGGATGATTGAAAACGGATGGCCTCTGCCCGACGTTGCGGCGCAGCTGGGACACGCCAACGTGAACATCACCATGCAGGTTTACGCCCACAGCATCGAGAAGCGGGCGCAGTCGCTGGAGGCGGTGGACGCCCTGGCGCATCGCCTCACCGGCGCCGAAATTGAACCCGTCGCGCCATCGGTTTTCGCAAAGCCATTGCGCATTAGTGACGCACGGGGCCTAAGCGCACTGTAACTAAACGATAAAAACCAAACCGAATATCTGGCCCCTTACGTCTTCGGCGGAGATCGTTCGCTCGGCACCAAGCGCGGCATGCTCGCTCCGCGTGCCGTCGGCCTCAACCAGTACGGCAACCTGCCGAAGAGCAAGCTCGCCTCACTGCGCGCGAAGCCGAACGTCTACATCGGTCCAATCAAGACGAAGTCCGGCCGCGTCATCAATGGCGTTTGGCAGCGCCCAGCGAAGGCCAAGGCCGCGAAGGGGCGACGGGCAAGCGGAGCCCAGCCTCGCCAAGGCCTGAAGCTCCTGATCCAGTTCGAGGATACGATGCCAGTGCGCAAGCGACTGCCGTTCGAGCAGGCCGCCCGCCGGTACATCCAGCGGAATGCCGCCGCCGCCTTCGACGCCGCGCTGCGCCGCGCCCTCGCCACCGCGCGTCGCTAGCCCAGCGCGAATGGGTCCCTCCTGCCCCCTTCTGCATCGGGGGTAATTGCGCACCCCGATGCTCGCCCAGCTACGGGGTCGAAAAGTTTGTTGCGGGGGGTCGCTTGTTGCGGGGGAGGGGGCGCCGATGACGCTGCTGTCGATAACGGCCTATGCGGAAACGCACGGCATGAAGCGGCAGGCAGTGCAGAACTGGGTAAGGCGCGGTTTTATCACGCTTTCCGGCAAGCTGGTCGACGGGCGCGCCTCCGACGAAGCGCTGCGCAAAGCTGGGCTGGGACGGTTCAAATCGGCGGCCGCGACGGCTACTCCCGCACCCGCAACAAGCCCCCGCAACAGCGGGCGCAACAAGAAACGCAACAAGTCTCCTGTTGCGCCTGAGGTTGTTGCGGTCATTGACGAGGTTGTTGCCGACTTCAAAGCGGCCGCGGAAGACGACGAGATCGACGAGGCGATCGCTACCGGCTTCATCGAAGAGCTGCTCGCAGGGCAGTTTCGATCCAAGGTCGAAGCGGTCGCGATCAAAGAGAATGCTCTCGCGCTGAAGCACCTGCTCGCCGCGCAGAAGGAGGCCAGCAAGCTCGTTGAGATCGAGGTTGCCGAGGCGGTGATTTTCGATGACCGGCGCGCCGCGCGCGACGCGTGGATGGCGTTCCCTTCGCGGTTCGCGCCCCTGCTCGCCGCCGATCTCGATATCGATGGCGCCGCGCTGGCGGAGGCGCTGAAGCCGTATGTCCACCAGCAGCTTGATGAGCTCGGCGAGCCGGATCTCGACTTCACCGCCGTCGAAAGCTGATCGTCTCCGCCGAGCTAGTCGACGAGGTTGGACGCCGCCGCCGCGTATCAGCCTACCTGAATGGGCAGATCGATATCGCGTCCTCGCCAAGGAGGCGGGGAGCACCTCGGGCAAATACCGTACCGGGCGCGTGGAAATCGCCCGCGGGCCGATGCTGGCAGCGACGGAGCCAGGCTGCCGCAAGATCTCGGCGATGGTCGCGACGCAGCTGCTCAAGACGACGCTGATCGAGAACATCACGGGGTATCACGCCCACCTCGACCCCTGTCCGATGCTGATCGTCCAGCCGAAGGACACGGCGGCCCTCCAGTTTTCGAAGGAGCGCGTGGCGCCCTTCATCAAAGCGACGCCGGTCCTAAGGGGCCTGGTCGGCGCCTCCAAGACGCGCGACGCGGGCGACACGCTTGATTACAAGGCCTTCCCCGGCGGTTTCCTCGGAATCGTCGGCGCCGGCAGCCCCGACAACCTCGCCCGCCGGCCGATCCGGATCATCCTCTTCGACGAGGTCGATAAGTACGCGCCCCTGAAGGAGGGCGACCCGCTCCTCATCGGCGCCGAGCGTCTCGCCACGTTCGAATCGAACTCGCTCGACGTTGCGGTCTGCTCGCCAACGGTCACGGGCGAGAGCAAGATCGAGGTTCGCTTCAACCAGTCCGACCAGCGTCGCGCGTCGGTCGCCTGCCCTCATTGCGGTCATCGCCAGTTTCTCGACTTCTTCCGTCACGTTCATTGGGAAAAGGGAAAAGACGGCAAGACGCACCGCCCGGAAACGGCGCAGGTTTACTGCGAAAGCTGCAAGGAAAGCTGGACCGAAGGTCAGCGCCTGCGCTCGCTCGGCACGATCCGCTGGCATCAGACGCGTCCGTTCGAATGCTGCGGCGTCTTCCAAAAGCCGCTCGATCGCTACGAGGCTGAGTGGCATAGCGAGACCGGGTCGGCGGCGGTTGATCGCATCTGGGACTGGTGGGAAGGCCCTCGGCACGCCGTTTATAGGGCAAAGTGCAGCGAATGCGGCACCTGGGCCGTGCCGAACATCCATGCCGGTTTCCAGGCGGGCAAGCTCTATAGCCCGTGGCAAAACGATTCCCCGCCGCGGATGGCCGAGAAGTTCCTCGCCATCACGGACGAGGACGGCAAGCTCACCTTCTATAATACGCAGTTGGCGCTGACCTATCGCAAGCACATGGCCAAGCAGGTCGATGGGCATGCGCTGCTCGCCCGCCGCGAGAATTGGCCTGAAGGGTTCGTACCCAACGGCGTCGCGATGCTGACGGCCGGCATCGATACGCAAGATTACCGCATCGAGATCGAAGTCGTCGGATGGGGGCGCGACGAGGAAAGCTGGTCAATCGAACATCACGTCATCGACGGCGAGATGAGCGATCCCGATGTTCGCGCCCAGCTGGAACGGTTCCTATCGCGGACGTGGTATCGAGCCGACGAGCGACCTTTCACGATCGCCGCAGCGTGCCAGGACAGCGGCGGCCACCATACGGACGCTGTCTACGCATTTTCGAAGGAAAACCTGCGACGTAAGTGGTGGGCGATCAAAGGCGAGAGTGCGCGGACGGGTTTTCGTAATCCGCTGTGGCCGACCAAACGGCCGTCCTCGCGATCAAAAAAGACGTTTCGGCCGATTATTCTCGGCGTGAACGCCGGTAAGGACACCATTCTTCAGAGCTATCTGCCCAAGCCCACTCCTGGGCCTGGGTACATGCACTTCAACGGGGATTGGGACCTCCCCGCCTTCGAACAGCTCACGTCCGAGCAGATCGAAATTAAAGGCGAAGGTTCACAGAAAATCCGCCGTTGGGTCCCGATCGCCGGACGGGCGAACGAACGCCTCGACTGCCGCGTCTATGCGCTCGCCGCGCTTCGCGGCCTAATGCACACTGGCCTGAAGCTGAACCGTGAGGCGGACAAGGTCGGCGCGGAGGTGACGCCGCATACCGAGGTGGTCGGCGATCCTGACGATGGGGATCGCGACGAAAGCGACCACCTCCCCGACGCTGAAGCGCCGCCGACACCGGCGATGCCGAGCTCATCGCCAGCGCCACCGGCGACAACCGCTGCTGCTCCGGTTGTGTCAGTCACTAGCGCCGCACCGGCCAAAAAACTGTCGCTGGGCGCCCGGCTGGCAAGAGGAGGACGGCCATGAGCCTATTCGACGGCCTGCCCGAACCGCAGCTGCGCGCCGCCCTGGCGTCTGCGCAAGCGGCTCTGATACAGCTGATGTCGGGCAATTCGATCGCGTCCGTCTCCTACACGCAAGGCGACGGCGCCAAGTCGCTGACGAAGCGCGTCACCACCGTGGCGGAATGCACCGCTCTCATCATGCAGCTGAAGCGTGCGCTCAACATGCCTGGCGGGTCGCGCCGCATGACGGGGTTCGTGCTTCGATGACGGGTGCCGTTCGCATTCTGGATGCCCGCGGTAACCCGATGGTTCCGGCAGCGCCGCGCTCA